GGTCATGACGGTAAGCGGACCGGCTGTGTTGTCGAAGTCAACAGGGTCGGTGGCGTACACTTCGGGTGTGGCGAGATGATAGGCGACTTGGACCGGAGTTCCTGCGGCCTTTTGGGCGGCGAGGTAGGCTTTTGCGTCCTCCACGCTTTGCCAAGATGGGTCTTTTATAATAAGACTGCCGAGCTCGTTAATCGCCACTTGACTTGCCGCAGGAACTACTGCCCCGGTACCTTGGTAATGACTACATACTGGAGCCACTCCCGTCTTGTTATTTGGCAAAAAGGTAGCTATATAAGGCCATGCAGTATTGCTATTCCACTGCCAATTCTCCGTCCCATCCAGCTCCACAAAGCCCACATTGTACGTCACAACGAGCTTTTCAGCGCTTTCGTAGTCCTGCCGCGTGACGCACTTATCCTTGACATCGCCCACGCGTCGCAGCGGGCGCGGGATGGGCAACTCGGTAACATCATCATTTACCGTGATAGACGATATACCCGTCAGCGCCACAGGAGCCTCCGTTGTCCCGCCCTGTGCGTTTTCACCGTAGGCTGTGATGGACGCGATACGATTCGTCCCCGCGTAGGCGATGGAGACGGGGGTGCCGGACGCCTGAAATGCATCTCCCACGACCGCCGCATTCAGGTTGTCCACCTGCTGCTGCAGCGCCGTGGCAGGATCTTCGCCGAGCTTCCCTTTCAGGTCGTCGAACCAGGCGTCAAACTCGGCGGACTGCCGAACGATCTGCGCATTTAATGCGTCGGTCAGCTCGGTCAAAATCTGCTGGGCCTGCGCATGCAGCGATGCCGTGGGAATGCCCGTTACGCCGTCGCGCATCAGCCCACAGTATTCTTCGTTGAGGCGCTGGTCAGTGATGGCGCTGGCGCTGATGCTGATGACGCCTGCACCGATCAGGACCGTGGCGATATACAACTCGTCGTAATTGGCGTCGCGTACAGGCGGTACCACGATGGGGGCGGAAGATGGAGCGCCTTTTTTTACCACGATCTCGGCGCGATTGTTCACCTTATCGAGCCGGCATACAATTGCGTCGATGCGCTTGAGTGCGCCGTCGGCGGTGTCCAGATCGAGAGTGAGTGCCTGCTCCTGCAAGGCGGCTGTACCCCAATAGTCCGACCATTTGAGCCAGGCAAGGCCGGGGGAAACGGATACGGACAGGCCGCTTTCGCTGGGCGTCACTGCGAGGTTTCCGTCAGAAGAAAAAACGCCGCGCGTGCGCGTGGCGAGATAAGTGCCCATATCCTTGGCTTCGTAGGGCGTATTGTCGAGAGGAAAACAGATCATCGGCTCAAAGCCTCCTTTGTAAGGTTGAAATCCGAGAGCACAGCAGTAACCTTTTTGCCGGTACTCTCGTAGATAGTGCGGACAGCCGAAATACGCGCGGACAGCCGTAGGCCGTACCGGGTGAGCTTGAGGGGCACGATATCACCGAGCGCGTAGTCTCGGCCATACTCCATCAGTCCCTGGCCGATGGACGCATCGACTTCCAGCGTTTGCAGGTTCTCCGCCAGTTTTTCCAGCCCGCGGGCCTGCAGAACAGCCGCGTATTCTTCTTCGGTATAGGTGGCCTCGGTGTATGTATAGCCGCCGCTGCCGTCCGGCGCGGCGATTTGGTAGGTCGTGCCGATGTCCTTAGCGTCTACCCACAGTTCGCGAAGCTCATCGCCGGTATACGCGCCGAGGCTCGCCGTCACAATCTTTCGGTTCACGCCCTCGCCTTGCCCGCCGATGATCGCATAGTTTTTCCAGCCATCCGACCCACGGACAATTTTAAAGCTGGATATATTGTCGATGTCGTCGCCAAAATAGCCGTTGTACCCGGCGCCCTGTGTGCGGTCTACGCCCTCGTAGACCTCGAAAGCCTCTGTACCCGTATCAGGCGCAAACACCTCCCGAAAGCCCAACCCTGACGCCGTAGCGAGAGTGATTTCGGCATCCAGCACACTTCCCCAGGTGATTTGCGTATCGAGAGAGACCGCGATGCCTTTGGCCGCGCCGGTGATGCCGGGCAGTCCCCGGCGGTGTTTGGTGGTGAGGGACAGCATACCGGCTTCGGCGTTATGCACCTGTTCAGTGGCCATAACGACACGGTCCGCCCAGCGTGCTGCGGATAACACGGCCCGCACAGTGAGTTTGGCATCCTTTCCGTCATCGTCTATTTGCGTTTGGCGGATGATGGCGCTTTCAGGCTGCTCCGTACAATACAGGCGGTTGCCGTCAACCAGCAGCGCGCGGTTTTTCTCTGTTGCGCTGCACACCAGTTTGATTTCTCCGGCGTCCTGGTACTCCGATAGCCATTGCAGGCTGCGAACGTCCTCAACAAGCCCGATGCGCTCCCGGGCGGGGTTGTACACATAGAGTGTCATATCCCGGGGACCACCCCTTTCGGCATGATGACCTGCACGCGAAGCCCCTCCCGGTTGTTGGCCGCGTCGCAGCGGATGGTATTCGTTCCGGGAGCCATCTGCATATTGAGATCGCTGCCGACATCCAGATATTTGAAGCCGTTAGCTTGCGTGCCGTCCGGGAGCTGGAGCGTAACGCCTTTACGGCCATAGACAGTAGAGACTGTGATTTTTTCGCCGGCTGCCATCACCTTATTAATTTTGATAAAGGTGCCGCGCTCGACATGGTAAAATTCAGGGTCTGTTACTTCGGTGGCTGCGGTGAATATGACGTCAAATTCTATCGCAGCCGTGCCGTCGTTATTTACGACGGTGAACAGGCTGTCCGAATATTTGGATATATACCAGGTGGAAGCCAGCGAACACGGAAACTGGAACAGCTTCGTAAGGCCCGCGACCTGCGCGCTGCCGTCCGCCGTACTGCGCCAGTATGGGTAGGGGCAATGCAAGACAAATTGAAAGTCCTGCACAACAGAGCCGTCGGAAAATTCCGGCGTCCGTTTCGGCGCGCCGTCGATGTACCAGCTCTCGCCGTTCTGGATGACGGTCAGACGCCCGGCCACGCCCGGCAGCACACAGGCCAGGATGCCGCGGCGGTTCGCTTCCACTGCGGCGAGGACCGCACCGTTGATGGTGATGTCCCTCGGCTGCACGGATTGATTGCTGATGGTGCTGCCCACCTGCCCGGCCCCTTGGGATTCGCTGACAGCGACATCGTTGCCCGAGGCGCCGGTGATGGAGGTGATCCAGAGAGGACTTTTATAGGCAAAGGTAACGCTGTTGGTCCCCGCAGTGTATACGAAAATGGTGTCTCTGTTCATGGGTTTTTCCACCGGCTCCTTTCCAACAGATTTTCAGCTTCGCGCGTAAGCTCGCTTTCCGACAAGCTGTCATGCGTATTGATGGTCTGATAAAGGTTGGTGACGGTGCCGCCTGCGCCGGGGCCGAATGCAGGAGCCTCGCGTTGCGATGCCAGTGTCCCTAAAGCAGACATACGTAGGGCCGGGGTAGAGCGCATACGCTGTACCATTCCCTGCGCGCGTGCGATGAAGTTATCAGCGTCGCCAATAGACAACCGAGAGAGCACACCGGCGGCAATGCTGTCAGCTGCGCGAAAAAGTGATGGTGCGTTTTCAAGTAGGCCCAATTCACCGCCTTCCATTACATATCCGAAAATATCTTCCATAACACGGGAGGGGGAATGTACTTTGAATGCCTGCGAGATAGTGCTAATAATGCTATTTGCGATAGACGCAGCTTTCGAGAGTAGGGAAGGTGTGCGGCCATCAAGGCCTTGCTCTGCGCCTTGCATGACGTAATCCATGATTTCACGGGTTTTCCAAGAGGGGGAATGTACGCCACAGGCTTCACGAAGTCTGTCTATAATGCTGTTGCCGAGTTCCTCCGATGCGCCTTCCAATTGGGCGCCTTTGATACCCATATCTTCAAGCATGGGGTCTATCAGATTGGCAACAGTGTCTTTCCCTTCCTGGGGTAATGTTTCCCAGGAATCTAGAATCATTTTAATGACATCCTGGGTTTCTTTATCGAGAACTACACCGGTGCGTTTGGTTTCGGCAGCAAACATCAGCATACCAGAGATTTGTTCTTTCTGCTCGTCGCTCAGGTCACTGGTCATTGTAGCCCAGATGCTAC